CCACCGTATAACATCCATGCTTTGTTTGTGTCTGTTGTGCCGCGATCCATACTGGCATCGTAAGCGTAATTGCCCATGTCAGATTTCAACATATTCAACTGTGAACCCTCATAGGCCCGAACTCCACCGGCTGCACTCATTGCATTCTGTGATGCCATCGCTTTGAGTAGTTGCTTTCGCCTGGTTATCTCTCGATCTTTGGCTGCAAATTCTTCTTGATCTGCCTTGGTTTTTGCTGCATTGTCAGCAGCTTCACCCTGGGCAACTGCTGAGTAAATACTAACGCCAGTACTAGCCACAGTAGTTACAACCAGCGCCACCGCAACGTATGCAAAACTCATTTCACCACCTCTAATGTTTTCTTTTTCATTACTTCAATCTCCGGTCTACCAGGTTCAACCAACTCATCGACTGCTTGCTCTGGGTCGGTTGCATCGGTTGCGTGAACAGTCACCCAAACGCTATCAGTGTGCGAATAAACAGCGCGTTTAGTACCCTTACTCGCTTTGATAATCTTCGGAGCAGTTAAGGTTTGCATACCGTCATCGGTTAGCACCGATATAGTTCCTTGCATCAAAAAACTCAAGTGGTCTTTCTTATGAACTTTACCGGTTGCAGCAACGCCAGCCGGGATAAAGATCGCTCGACCATACAATCCATCACTAAAATAATGGTCCACTTCTAAATCAATCTGTGGTTGCTGGGCCATCAATTCTTCTAGCGCCTCAACATCATCCCTAGTGGTTGCAATCTCGGTCATGCTTCAACCTCTAATGACAATCCCATTAACAACATCGGCAAGGGGTCTTTCTGACTAATTGTTATTTGTGCTAATTCGGTCCAACCCATCTTTGAAATCTCTTTAATGCCGGTATAGGGTGTTATCACTGCATCTAAAGCATCACCCAAAAGTCGGTCAGGTAGTAACTCGTCATCAACATAAACACCAAGTGATCCGTGTAAATTGAGAATCGCCCGGACAATGCGTTTTTTCCGCATTAGAATCGGACCGTTCTGAAAATCCATGTTCAATGGCATGGTCTTAACCACCACATCATAATCAAGACCAACCTCAACATTAACTGCGGTGCGGTCAATAGTAATTGAGCCTGATGCCGGTGTTGCATTGTCCAGCACTGAACCATCAGCCTTAACCCGGCAAACTTCACCGTTAAGATGCGCTAGTCCGGTCACTGTTGAACTGTTAGCCGTAATGGTTACGCTGCAATCGGTGTACTCACTGGTTGAAACTTTCTCCAGGAATCGTGTTGCTACGCCATTGATCGTTCTGCTGACTACAAAATAGACTTCATCAGCATCAATCACGGTCACTGCTTCAATGGTTCCGGCAGTCACCCACTGAGTCCATGCTGAAACTTCTTGATGCCGCAGCATATTGAATACGGCCATTGTGCCGTCAGCGTTAACCAGTAGAATGTAATTAGCAGTATCACCAGTACCACGATAGAGCGCCATGTCTACCGGGGCATTAATCAAGTGACTCGCCAACAGTGATGCGTTTGTGCTGGTATAACTGTCCTCGGTGTAGCTAAATACAAACTCCCTGACAGCCTCTTTAGTTTTGTCCAGGAATAAGGTTGCCCCATCAATCGACACTGGCCTGAGATTCGATGAGCCGTACTGCGTTTGTCTTTTAACTGCTATCTTTTCCGGTGTGATTGGTGAACTATCCACCATAAATTCACCACCGGTTGTGAATATCTGTAAGTGCCGCCCGGCATAGAGTGCCGTGATAGCGTTAACCTGATCGGTGTCCAACGTGATTGCAATTGATTCATCGTCTAACCCCGACCCCTGATTGAATGAGTAAAAGTCGTTAGTGACCGAACCCCAAACGGTCTGTGGTCTTTTTGTTGACCCACCAAACCAAAGTCGGGCCTGATAGAAAGTGGCGTGTTTCGGCCATCCTCTGACAGTGGACCAGACCGGTTCCGCAACCATCGCATCACCGGCTAAAACATTGCCCTCAGTAGGACTACTAGCCGCATCTTCTAACCAGGTGTCTAAAACTTTGATCGTTGCACTGGTGCTGCTGGCTACTGCGGTGATTCTGCCTACCCCTCGCTCACCGGCCGCCCAGGCATCGAATATGCCACCAACGTGCTTGGCTTCAAATATTGCAGCAGATGCCGTCAGTGTGATTGATTCGTGCATCTTGTGTCGATTCGCACCGAGTTCAAAAGTTAGCGTTGAATAGTCATCATCGAAATCGAACCCTGGCAAGTCTTTAAAGGTGATGTCGCTCAGTGTCCAGTTTGTATGCGTGGACCCTCTGACTAACTTAGCCGGTGGATGAGATTCATGGCAGATAATCATCGTATCTGCTGATTGGGTCCATCCCAACTCAAATAGTTGTGCAGTGGTATAAGTGGTGGTGACAGTTGCCTGACTGACTCCATCTTTGTAGATTTCGATCTGATTGTTACTGAAAGCAATCAGGTAGGTTTGTTCTGTGTTGAAACTGAAACTGGCTAATCGTGTTTCTGAGGATAAGGTATCCAGATACACCATGCCGGGCCGTCTTGATACGCCACCTTGTGGAGTGGATAAGACATTCTTCGCGGTCGCTGCACCTTGATAATACTGCTTAACATCAACCCTTGCGGCTAACCTGGGATCAAGTTCCCCGGAGTTAAATGTTGTCTGTAATTTTATTGCTCTCGGCATTATCTTGCTGCCCAGAGTTGGTTATCTGCTACGGCATCAGGCGGTCGTGAACTCGCATCAGCAAACTTGGCTTGCCGCATTTGAGCCTCATAAAATTGTGCGTAAAGTTGTCCTTTAGCGCTGTTGTCTGTCACTGGTACAGCGAACTGTGCAGCCAGATACATTTCCATCAACTTAACGAAATAAGCCGGTAGTGCCGTTTCTGCTGGTTTAAAAATATAGTCCAGTGCTAGAGATTGTTGGTCAGAGTAGATTTTATCCCCGAATATTTCATAATCTGATTGCGGTATGACCCGGTTCGCAACCATGTAATCAGCCGGTAACTGATAGGCATATTTGAAGTCATTGATCGGTGTCGCTGTCAGTCGCGACAGTGTGACTTTGCCACTAGCAAAACGCCAACGATGCAGACTTAAAAGGTTTTCGTAACTGGATTGGTATAGGTTTGATGCGACTAAAGCGCCAGCACCACCCTCGGTAAAACTGGATATGGTTCCATGCCCGATTAAGAGCAGCGCATTGGAACACATTGATATATCTGTTGCCATTCTTGGCTCCTAAGAGCGGACCAACCACCACATCCGGAAAGTGGGGTAAATGCAGTGGCGGTCCTAAAGGTTACTTGCTTATTCTGCCCATGAAACAGAAACGATACCGTCACCATCTCTAGCGACTGCACCAGCTTTCATCACACCGTTACATAACCAGGATGTTTTCTGTGCGATGTAATTCACTTCGGTCTTGATGTCGATCCCGACAGCCAAACCTAATGCTGATTTGTGATAACCAAATCCCTCACGAACAGATGAGGCTATATCTAAACCTCCCTCAGTGCGTGATTCTATGGTGTGGAATTTGAAACCCATGAATGTGTCAATGTCACCGGCCATCAGTGCGCGGACATTATTGTAATCAGCGCTAGTGATCGTTGAATCACCCAGCATATCTTCCATCCCGGCTGCTGATGTAACGAAATGACGATCACCTGACGGTACGCCTTTATCGTTCAACTCTTTGCTAGTTTGGATGATTTTGGCTAGGGTTAGCCCGGCTGATGCAGATGCGATAGAGGCTGCTGGTGTTGCGGCATCCAGTGCATCGAGGATTAACTGGTCAAGTCTGCGACCTAATGCACCGGCTATGGTTTCTGCCAGTTCTTGGCGCTCATCGAAATTAACTTCAACCTGATCGAAAATATCAGAATACTCTGGTGCGTTCCAATTCCCTAGTGGGCAGTTAATCAAACTGTGTGATATACCCATTGCAACAACATCTGCTGATGTCGCTTTCTGGTTCGCCAGGCCTTTGCCCATTTTACGAAACTTATAGGCATCGCCAATAACGCCATTCCTGATCGTTACGGTATCTCTGAGAGTACCGGCAGATTGAAAAGCGTGTTTTACTTCTGAGTCGAACTGCTGTTGAGCAGCCGAGGATAATGATGCGGACATAATTGTTCCTTGTGTTTGTTAAATACAACCAGACTTG